TGGGTTTACGGTTCTATAAACAAGATAGCCAAAAGCATCGGTCATGTGACCGTGGTTAGGATCGGAGACATCGGGCTTATCTGTTCCTTCTTTATAACTCACTGACTCTAAATCCTTAGGTAAATGTTTTAGTTTTGAACCTATGACCACTTTTTCTTTACTAAATGCTCCGTTAACCGAGGCATATCTGTCAACTCTGAAAGGATTGGTAAGAGCCTTAACATTGAAATTATAGTCCTTTAGGATTTGAATATCTGACCTAGAGGCGTTTGACGTTGCCTTCTTACCTGTAGAGTCGGGAACTATGGTTAGATTATTACCATACCTCATTATTAGTTCTTTACATATCTTCTCGGTGTTAGAGCCAATTGTAGTGTCAAAAATCTCATCGAACACATACAGGACATTATCTATTACCTGACCGATTACTGCTGACATTTTATGAGGGTTAAAGTCCATTCCCACCCATATAGGGTAGTTAGGGTTATGCTTTAAATCTTTTACGTTAATGTTGCGATCAAAGGCATAGTAAATAACCCCAGTAGAAACATTTATGAAGTCCCCCGAAAGCTCTTGAGCGAGAAGCTTGCTATCGAATTGACTCTCCAGGGAATCGATATAGCCGTCTGGAAGGAATTTGTTAGCACTAGAGTGAGCTCTAATAGCTATTGAGTCATTTAGTATATTATCGCCTTCTGGGTGTAGATAGTGATAGCACCAATTATAACCTTTAGGGGTAGATGTTAGGAACATAGTTAAAGAGCCACGGTTATCCCTAAGCCTACCCATTATAACTTTAAACGCTTCTTCCTTCATATAAGCGCACTCATCTAGCCATATCTCACCCACTTCAATACCCCTTAAAACATCGAAGTTATCCATTGATTTACAAAGCCATTTTTTACCCATGACTTCTAAAATGCCTGATGATTGATTATAGCTAAATGGGATTGATAGTCTGGTTAGCTCGTTGAATACAGCAGCTAAAGTTGAGTTTCGAAGCTGTCCGAAAGTGTTAGCCCCAATAAACCCCAGTGATTTAGGGTGAGACTTAGATCGCTTAATAACCCAATGCACTCCCGTCCATGTTTTTCCAGCACCGATGCCACTAATTAAAGCGGTGTATTTCTTTTCAGATTTAAGTGCTGCCGCCTGGTGGGAGAGTAGGTTAACTTCCATTAGAAGGTTTCTACATCGCCTTCTTCTGCATTGTATTGGATAACAACTGATTCGGTGGTTTGTTGAATCTCTTGTTTATCAGCCCAGCCCGCGAGGTTTTTAAGACAGAAGATCATCATGGTTGTATTTCCCTTCAGGGCTTGCTCTATCGCTTTCTGTTGTAGGTTTACTGCTGTCCTACCCATTTTGAGTTGGTGATATTCTTTAAATGTGGAGTTATGATCTTCCTTCAATCTTCTTTCGATGGTGTCCTCTGAGACACCAAGATAGTCAGCGCAAAACCTTTTAGTTGTTTTGAATTGAAGCAAGGCATCTAATGCTGAATAGTCTAATTGCTTTTTTGCCATTATTCACCGCACTCGATTATTTTTGAACCCTTTTTAATGTTCTCGTATTTACAAAGTGGTCTCAGATTATCCATTGACCATAACTTTATGAAATTACTATCATGTACCGATTCAAATCTTAGTTTTGCGCACGGGTAAATATGATCTAAATGCCAAACACTACCCTGTGTTTTCCACTCCATTTTTGCGGTAAACTGGGATTCGAGGTGTGTCATCAGATCATTGATCTTGTAACCTAGTATAAACTCGATCATTGATTCGGTCATACTCCTGACTATAATACCGTTCGATTCGAGATTGCACCTGACCAGAGTTCTTAATCTGTCTCTAAACATCGTTCTGTCTGATTTTTCCCTTGGGGTCTCATATCTGTACTTTATCTTATTTTTTAATTCTGGGAAAATTTTGCATAGATAATCAACTTCACCAAACCTCGTTGCAGCCTCGGTTATTCTCTTGCTTTGCTCATTATTAATACTCGGAATAATCTCTTCTGCTATCCATAATGGTATTTGTTTTTTAACTGCAACATTAACCATGTGCTCGTTAAAATCACTTCTGCTTATTTTAATATCTTCTAATTCTTTACGAGGGCGCGCCATCTCTCTCAACCTTTAGCTCAGTATAAGTCTGACCTGTGGATTCTAGGGTTGCTTTATTTCCGGTGTATTCTTCCCATCGCTTTACAATTACATCGCAGTAGTGTTCGGTAAACTCCATCATGTAACATTTTTTGTTTTTCACCTCACAGGCTATCAGTGTAGAACCACTGCCGCCAAATAAATCCATGACGTTTTCAATATCTTCCTTGAAAAAATCGATACACCATTCAGCCAAGGCGACAGGTTTCTGTGTTGGGTGAACTCTTTTCTGTCCATGCTCACTATCCTTAATTAACCCTTTCCATAAGTGCCTAAATATTCTAGCACTATTCCATTTAGATTTTACCCATGCTAACTCACAGTCGGAATTGTTATCCTTTTGCTTTTCCTCGACACGCTTGTCCCAGATTATCCAATTAGCTGTCTCAGGGAGTGATTGGCAATAATAATTAGCCCCCCACCACACCTGATTTTTTATATTAAATCCTTCGCACAAATTAAAAGCATCTATAGCGCAATCGGTATTTTCATCGTTAAAATTAACCAAATGACTGTTGGATTTAGCTAAACTATTCGTCTCTCTAGTTATTCTTTTTGAAGCATCTTCCTTTATTCCATAAGGCGGGTCGGTGTGAATAAGGTCTATCTTCTCCCCCGCCATTAACTTCTCAACATCATCAATCATTGTCGAATCACCACACATCACTCGATGATTCCCCAGAAGCCAAACATCCCCTTTTCTCGTAATAGGGTGTTCAACCTCTGGCACAGCGTCCTCATCTGACTGAGGCTCAAACTTCTCAATAGGCTCTAACACAAAGTCTTTAATCCCTAATAAATCAATATCAAGATCTGGTCCAAGGTCAATTATATCTGTATTTATTTGCCCCAGGTCTAATGCTGACCATTCTGCTATTGCGTTATGACTCACAACAAAAGAATAGAATTGTTCCTCCGATTCAAACTCTTGGAGGATAACTGGCACCTCTGCCATTCCTAGTTTCTTTGCCGCCTCTAATCTGCCATGACCGCAAGCCACCCTATTGGTTCCCAACTGAACGATAAGCGGGTCACGAAAACCCTGGTATTCAATGAGCTTACACAGCCTATCTATCTGATCGGGGGTGTGTTTGTTCATGTTTTTATCGTAAGGGATTAGCTCTGATGTTTTTACAAACTGGATTTCTTTAGATTTGATTTCGGTTTTAACTAAGTTTTCCATGTTCTACCATATTTAATTTGAGAAACTATCCCCGTGTTAACATTTAATGATTCGGCAATCTCGCGAACGCTGCAACCCAAAAGTAGTTTTTCTTTTATATTATCTGCGGTTTCTTTGCTTATTGTATTTTTAAAATAGCTACCCTTTAGCCCACCCTCTATAGCGTGACGGGTATTTTCTTTTGGTGTTACGATCTCTAGGTTTGATAAAGAGTTATTAGCCTTTACACCGTCTTTATGGTTAACCTGCATACCTTTAGGAATTTTTTGGATATAAGAGTTCGCCACTAAACAGTGTGTTCTATATGTATTTTTTTTACCATCTTTAGATAAGGATAATTGCTTATAGTTCCAATTATCTAGTGTTTGGCTTCTAAGTAAGGGTTTTGATCTTTTTAGGCTTAAGACGTTGCCACAGCTAGATATTAAATAATCGCTATGATTTGGTATTTCTGACCATTGTGTTATCGGTATGTGACCCTGAGCCATATCTACTCCCTAAGAGTTTATGTAATAAGTTATATTAACCAACCTTTTCCTTTGAAAGTCAACAATGTAGACCTTAGTCCGAGTATAAGTAACAGGTTTCGAAAGTAACCCCGTCGATGTTTTGGTACTCAGTGATAAGACATTCCTTGTAGTTCCATCTGACATCTTTTGAGGGAGCGATAACACATTGAGCAAATAAAACAACCACGACCACATAACTAAGCCTCATAAAGTTGCCCGTCAACTACGCATCTGTTATTTATTATGGGAACCTGCTGGACGTGATATTCCCTATCGTCTATTAAATTAACTATAGAGAAGCACTTCTGCCAATTCTCATGCCCCTTAGCATACGAGAAAACCCTTTTATGCTCTTGAGTTTCATCTACGGAACCCAGCCACCCATTGAACCAGGCGTTGTATAGTTCACCACTATGTCCAGTAACAGCAGCGTGTTGCATACGATGAGTACAGCCGTAGATATGTGAAGAGTCGAGTTTTTTAAGTAGTGAAGTTCTAGCACCATTAACACCGTAAGATGGTGGAGAATGTTGAATAAACAAATTACTATCATGTACTCTATAGGCATCGTTATACTCCAAATAATCTATTTCAAATCTTTCTAGCTCCATGAAGTTTTTAAGACTCAATAACCCCCAAACCATAGGGGCATTGTTTAATATAAAGCGATCTAATCTCCATTCGTGGTTCCCAAATATAAATGTAATTTTACAGTTGAAGCGATTTCTTAGGTGTTCGATGAACTCTCTTCCCCAGATCAGTTCATCTTCTAGCTTTTGTTGAATATCGGGGTGTTTAGCACCGTGGCTATTAATGGAGTAAAAATCTAAAAGGTCACCATTAATTATAATTTCATCTACGTTTATATCTTTAGCAACATCGAGAACTAAACCTCTACCCTCTATGGTTATTAGCTTTGAATCATGGAAGGGCGCATGAACATCATTGAGAACCAATATCCTTTTCGAGTTCAATTTTAGCTCCCTTCTAACTAAGTTCGGCTAAACATAATTTCAAAGGTGGGTAGTCATTACTAATGAGATAGATTTCTATTTCCCCTGACACTAACTTTTGAAGATACTTCTTCCTGTTATCAGAGAATTGATTGAATGAGATATACACCTTTTCTTTTTTCTTAATCACAAATTAAAGTTTCAAGGCATTAAATAGGTATGTCAAATTAGATTACTTGAGTGGTCTTATCCATTTATTAGATAAATCACTAAACTCAAACCCCCTGGACTGTAGCTCACCCTCTAATTTATAATTGACCACAAAATCATTCAGTGACCAACCCTTCTCTATATGATGAAACCTGCATAGGGTCCAAACATTAACGGGAACATCGTTATCAGGGTTTCCAGCGTAGTTTTTTATATGATCTCCCTCACCTGGGTCACCACAAACTATACAAGGTTTCCCACGATGAGATTTAGCCAATTCTTTATTTCTCGCCATTAATTAAGTACACGTTTATAAAACTCAGCCAGCTTCTGAGGGGCAATCCAATGTGAGTCGATAAAGAAATCCTCTGTTAATAGTGCTATATCCATTCCAGCGCGTTTAGCATCTATTAAATTCTTTGCACCCCTATCACCTTTAGATTTCTGCTTAATCCCCCTGATCGGAACACCTGGGAACATTACCCTAAACTCTTCTATAAACATTTCAGCATACTCAATAGAGAGGCGATCGTTTTTGAGCACGAGAATCTCCATACCGTTAACTTTTTTATTATAGGCATTCTTATGACTCTCTACCGAGGCATTACACCCATGTTTTATTAGTCTTTTAGCTGCACCGTAAACCCCGCCATCATCTCTAAACTCTAGTGGGTAGTCGTGGTGGTTTTTCATCATTACGCCATAACGGTATTCGTCCACCTTCTTCTGAGGGTGCATAGCTCCCCCTGCGTTTTTTAAGTGAGGGTTAATAAATCCCCAGACGGGCTTAAATGGTTCGCCTTCCCCGTGGGACTCTACTGGTTTACTTGGTTTTGAATAATCTTTTTTAAAGCAATCAAACATCTAACCTTCTCCATACTTTTTCTAGTTTATTAGTCTCACCTATTTTAGATCCGACTACTTCTAATAACCCAGCCCTTCTCATAGGGTCAAATAGCTTATTTAAGTGAACATAGTAACGCCAGTTGCGTTGATTAATCTTGCCTGTTCTAATATCAGACTTAAACATTTTATCTATACACTCGTTTATTGTCATTTCTTTGACGCTTATCGTTTTTAGTATTCTCTTTCGATTATTTTCAGTATCTGTCTTTTTGATCTTTGTTGATTTCACTTATCCTCCTTATTCTTAAAGTATTCTCGGGCGGTTTCCCTTATAGTTAACCATGACCCTGCAAGCTCACTCTGGTAATAATCCACGTTTTTGTTATATTCCTCTATAACCTTCTCAGTATTGGCGAGTTGGTCTTTGAGTTGGATATATTCCTTGTATTCTTCTATTGTTATTGCTTGCGTTTCTTCACTCATTCCCCTGTCTCCTTATCTTTAAAATATTCACGGGCGGTTGCTTTCATATAGACCGCACTTTTATTTTCACCCTCTGGGTGACTTGCGATTATCTCTAAACCTTCCTCAGCCTTGGCGTGATTATTCTTGAGTTTAACCACACAGGTAGCATGAGCGTTTTCACCTGCATACTTTCCGCAAATTAAACAATTCATTCCCCTGCCTCCAGTAGTTTTTTATTCTTACAGCCTTGGCATAAGTTAGTTATCCTTTCTGTAATACAATTTCTATTGTCCTCGTAATGGTTCAAACTACACTTAGTAAGCTTTTCTAGTTGAGAGGTGAGGGTTCCAACCTTATCCATAAGCTCGAACCTTTGGTCTAGTAATTCTTTATTGTTATTTCTTAAAGCGTCCACCTCGGCTTGGAGGGCTACTATTTTCTTTTGTTGGTGGTTCCAAGCATGTTTAATCAACGGTGCCCATTGCCCAGCGTAATAATCTCTAGAGAAGTAATTAAAGTCTCCATTTCCATCCTCTTTGAACCACTCTTCAAATGTTTCACTCATTCCCCCGCCTCCTCATGATCTTGCCACTCATCAAACTCAGTTATGAAATCCTCTGACTGACACCTAGGACAAGGTTTTGCTACCCCCCACCATGTATGTCCACACCCGTTGCAGTAATTAGTTACGCAAGCCATAATAATCCTCCCTATTCTTATGTTTATATCTCTCTAAGTGATAGCTAACTATTGGCAGTTTATCTATCTCCCTTAACACGTCTAATGCTTCCTTATATTTATCCTCTAACTCTTTTATTTTTTCTTCCATCTCTTTTTTATTCATCTTGCCTTCTTTGTTTTCTTCTTATGGCAATCCTTACAAAGAACCTGGAGGTTTGATATATCACAAAACATTCTCTCGATGTAATCATTCCAATCCCCTGTAAATTTACCGATTTCATCGATATGATCGACCTGCACGTCACCTGTTTTAAAATTGCCTCTGCAGATTTTACACTTGTAATAAACCCTTTTTTTGGGCTTACCGTTTTTAAACTCACCCTCTTTTATATAAACTCTCGCACCCTGTTTGGTTTCGTTTCTTATATGCCACTTGAGCGTTGCCGCTCTCAATGCCTGCTTGATAAGATTGATTGTCTTTTTGTCTTTTATCATACTCTTCTGCCACGATAAGGAACTGCTCATAAGTGAGGGTTTTGTTATTCCTTAATTTGAACAACCATTCCCATAAACAGCAAGTGTTATATGTGGAGGATTGGATAATTCTTAGGCATTTGAAATATGATTTAGCCTTCACTCGATACCTTTTAAGATGTGAGCAATAACGTCCACCGTCCAGCCATTGCCTAGCATTTTATATCTCTGGGTATTAGAAACCCCCTCGGTGTAATTATCTGGAACGGTTTGAAGTCTTTCGCATTCAATGGGGGTTAGTCTCCTGTATTCGTAATCGTTAATAGATATTTTCGGGTGTCTATGTCCTCCAGTCATTGTGGTAAGTGTTGGGCATTTTCCCCATTGTGAATAAATTCTTTTAATGGTTTCGAATCCTTTTATGTCAGTGGCATTCCCAACATGGATAAGTTTTCCGATTAAATCCATATCTGAATGATTCCCTCCAGAGTTTGCGCCACCAGTTAAGCATGATGCTTTATTTTGGAATTTCTTATAAACACCCTTCTTTGAAACCTTAACATAATCAACTGTTCCACACTCTAAAACATCGGAGAGATTTATGCTTTTATCGTCTGGGGTTTTAAAATTAGAAATATTGGTCCAGTAATACCTCTTTCTATTTTGAGCGGAAACCAATGCCGAATTAATTTCTATTGGCTCGACCCCCACCGCCTCGCTTATCACGTCCTGGTATTCTTTTTTCATTTTCACGTTTTCTAATAAGAAGTATTTAGGTTTAGCTTCTCTTAGTATTCTAACGAACTCCCAAAATAACTTACTCCTAGGATCATCGAAATTTAACTGCTTCCCCGCGAAACTAAATCCCTGACAAGGGCTTCCGGCTAAAAGTAAATCAATCTCACCCTCGGGGAAACTCACCTCGGTTACATCACCAAGCTGGATAGTGTCGGGGAAATTTTTTTGAGTTATCTGAATCGCCCACTTATCTATCTCGGCTGCGTAATATTTCTCGGGAATAATCCCGATTCTTTTTAATGCAATTTGTCCGCATGACATACCATCAAATAAACTTAATACTTTCATTCGTATTTCCTTATTTCTTCTATAAGCTTTAGCGTAGCCTTGCAATCCGATAGGGCATCGTGGGCTTTATACTCGTAATCTAATTTGGCTGCGATATAACTTAAAGCGTACTTATCAAATAGTTTATGTTTTCTAGCTTCTTTTAAAGTGTTGTATGTGGACCATTTTATCGGCATACCAGAACCCATTAAACCACCTCGAATCATTAGATCGTTTAATATCTGAATATCGAAATTACCCTGGGCGTGATAAATGATCTCGTTAGAGTGGACCCAACTCTCATGTACTTTGAAAATACCAGCTAACATTAAAGCTACCTGCTCAGTGGTGGGCGCGTCTTTTAACCGCTCCCTATCTATCCCATGAACAGCATAAGCGTTTTCGTCCCATGTGGAATAACCCTCTAGTTTGATAAGGCTCTCAAACTCTCTGACCACTTCTAATTTATCGTTTATTACTATTAAGCCAACTTGGATAGGTGACCTACATTTTAGACTTGATGTTTCAAAGTCAATAATACATCTCATAACCTACCACCTCTATACGATTTGTTTTTTATTTTACACAAGGTGCTTCTTGAGATTTTTAGGAGTTCACATATATCCTTTTGGGGTATTCTGTCTTTAGACATTTCGTTGCACATATAAATAACATCAGAGCAAATCCTAGTATTTACTACATTATACTTTCTTCTGTTTTTTAGTTGCTCGAACCTTGTTGCCCACCTGCAGTTATCTGGAGTGTAGGGACCGTCATTATCAATACGATCTAACGTCTTATCTGGTTCATAGGTTTCTTGGCACCATTTAAAGAAGTTTTCAAAAACACACCACGATTCACAAACATAAATACCCCTTCCTCCATAGTTTTTAAATGCTTTATCTTTAGGGTTTCTACACCTATTAAGCATACTTCTCCACCTCGAATAATGCTGAGGAGTAATAACTTTGTTATTGATAGTTTTAAATTTGTGTTTAATATCCCCTCCCAAAGGTTTTAATGTATTCGATAAAGAGTATTTAAACTCTCCATTATTCTCTCTTTTTGACCGTGTATTGATTTAAAAAAAACCCAATAGATGTCAAAGTTGTGATTTATCATGGACAATCTCTTGTCCATTTCTCGCTGCTTGTACCCTGGCGTGTTGTCGCTTATGGAAATCTTCTCCATATCGCTCACTAGCTCGTGAATCCTTTCTGTTATTAGTTTTCTGAAGGTTTTTGCAAAACTTGAATCTCTCATTAAGATTAATGCTACCTCGTTTTTGATTGTAAAACACGCAAGAAGTGATTTTTTCTCTAGTTTTAATTTCTGGTATGCTGTGCAACATTTTTATAACGGTAAAGATTTCCAAACTCAAACGGTCCTCCTTTTTCTTCTATTTTTAGCCTGTTCATGCCATGTAGCCCAGCGGCAATTATCAGGGGAATATGGACCATCATTATCTATCCGGTCCAATGTTTTTCCAACGGAATAAGTTTCTTTACACCATAGATAGAAGTTTTTAAAAATATCCCACTCGTCACAAACCCTTATGCCCCTACCTCCATAATTAACATATGAGATATTCCCAGGATTGTTACACCTAGACTTCATTCCTTTCCATCTACCATAATGGTCAGGATAAACTAGTTTCCCGTTAATTGTTTTGGTAGTCCATTCCTCATATATGACATTACTTTTTCCAGAACATCGATTGGAGCAATATAAACCCCTGCCGAGCTTTCTACTTGTATTCACATAACCCAATATTTGCTCAAAACCACTACCGCAATAATCACATATTACCTGTATTCTCGTTTTAATGATTTATCCCTATCGTATATTCTATGGAAGACATTATCCCACTCCTTATGATCGATAAAAGCCCTACAGATACGACACTGGACCTTTTTATGGTCCTGGGTAACTAACAATCCCCAATGAGGAGCTAGTACCCGACCACAATAGGTTTCTTTATCGTTTTTCTTTAGGTGGATTTTCACTCCATGCCTTTTAATTGTTTAAGCACCATTTCTTTTGACGCGGGTGTATTGTTTTGGATCTGATTAAAGTTCTCTACCCCTAATTCTTTGTAAATATCGATTAGGCTGTCAGTGTCCTTAAAATCGTCTGTAAGGCGTTTAAGTTCTACCGTGATACTATCGTTGAGTTTGGTGATAGAATCGTTCACAGGCTTACCTGAGGGCTTCTTACCGTGGTCGTTAGTTGCATCGTCATCTTTGGTGTCATCAATCGCAAATAATCCATTGAGTGCGTACTTTCTCGCGTAACTCGATGCGCTACCAGTTAGCTGCGCATCACTCATGCCCTTCTGCGTTAAAGATTCTCTAGCAAAAGCTGAGACCTCGTGAAAGTTACCATCTGTCATGGGTGCTGCGGGTTTTCTTAGAGTGGCGGTGGCTTTGATGTAATACCTCTCACCAATTAGAACAACCTCGTCAGATACAACCAGTGACCAATCTCCTAAAAGGGGTTTGACCGCTGTTAGTATATCCTCACAAGATCGGTAATTATATTTACCAAAGGCGTTTCGTTGTGACTTAGGAGCTTTAAGCTCTTGCTGTATTTCTGCTAGTGTTATCATTTACCCTCCCTCGGTTAATTAAAATGGAATTTCTTGAGATACTTGTTCTTGGAACTTTTGATCTTGTCTGTCCATACCACTATCTTCTTTCGAGCCTAGTAGTTGAACCTGAAAGGCTTTGATTACTGTCTTGTAACCTTTTGTCCCATCCTTTTTATCCCAGCTCTGATAGTCGATAGAGCCGCTAACATAAACCTGCTTGCCTTTTTTAAGGTATTGAGAAAGAGCATCGGCTACCTTTCCAAATAGGACAATGTTATGCCATTGGGTTTTTGATTGACCGTTATACTTTTCAGTAGTGGCTAGTGAGAACTCTGCTACAGGTGTAGTTCCTGTGTTTTTAAGTTCGGCATCTTTTCCTAGGTTTCCTACTAGGCTAACTGTGTTTACCATTGTTTCCCTCCCGAGAATTTAAGTTTTAGGTGTTCTATAAAGTATTGAGCGTAATGTAAAGTTGTTATTTGGTGAACTCTGAAAAATCTAACGATCTCAGTCCTTGTTCGATATTTTGTTCTAATTGCACCTTTGCTTGTTTAGTGTAGTCTAGCTTAGGATTACTTGTTTTGGCATAAACTGCGCCCTCTGCTATTTTTCTGAGCTGCGCTCTGGCGGTGTTTAATTCAGAGTAGGTCAAATTAGTGACACTGTCCCACCCTCCAAATCTTTCAACCACAAACCAACCAGCCTCGCCGATAAAATTTCTAGCGGCTTTTTGATCGAAGGAACTAAATCGACCATTAGCATCTAATATCTTATCGGCTATACCTTGAGCTTCTATCTGTATTTCATTTGAATCGGGTTTTAGTTTTTTTAAAATCAAACTAGCATCAGGGAAAAAACTGGTTTCGCCAAATAGAGACTCTATAGCATCGATGATCTTATCATCTGAATATTCGGTGCCCCTTAGATAATCAGCCTGCATCTGAACCCTTTCTTTTGTCACTGATATGTTTTTACCAGCACAAAATCTTATAATTGCCTTTTCAATTTCCACAATCAAACTCCCTATACATTTCTATTAAATCATCTTGTGTTTTTTGAGCCTTCGATTTCTCTAATACCTCATGCTCGTTCAAGTACGACTCGAACTTATTTCCGAATAATGTTTGAGGTCGGATAAATTTAGCCATTTTTGGATCATCAATCCACGCTCTGCACTTTTTGTCGATTACTGTTTTAAAATCCTCTAATTCATAACCCTCTGCAACACGAGCATTTATAACACCCCTCGTTGTGGTGGAGCTTGATTTGTATTTTTTACCTGATAATAAATTTAAATAATCAACTACCTCGACACATATGGTCGATGCTTTGCTCGACAATATATTCTTATTCTTATTCTCTTTCTTATTCTTTATTCTTTCTTCTTTCTTCTTAGCGGTGGCACTTCCGCGGTCTGTCCGCGTCCTTTTGAAGTCTTTTCCCATTAATTCTAATATGATAGGAGTTTCAATTTTATAAAACTTTTCAGAGATTCGTTCCAGATTGAACAAATCTTGATCAAATCTTGACGAAAACTCACCTAAAACCTTCATAAATCTGTGAGCTTTCTTGTCGTAAACTACGTGCAAACTCGACCTAATTTGATCGACTGAAAGTATAAACTCGGTGGTGTCTTTTTTAAACTCACCGCACAACAAACCCATAAACAACCAGTACATCGAGTGTAGTTCGTGTCCGTTTTTTTCCGATAATAATGCCTGTATTAGTCTATTTGTGTGAGCATTTTCATAGTGCTTGAACCACTTCAAACTTATCCCCTATATAAGACAACCCAACCCCGAGAAACTAGCAGAGAATCGGGGTCAGGCTATCTAAACAGCTTTTAAAGGCTGGTGTGTGTATGTGTGAAGTTGCTAGTTTCATGGCTTTTATAAATTTAATTTGATTGAGTGTAAAGAAGAAAGTGGGGGTTCCTGGGAGGGTTAGCCCCCCACTCTCAGAAAAGGATAAGCTGTATCTACACACTTACGAACAGAAAGTAAATCAGTTTGCCCCTCTTATGGATAATATTAGTAAATCACTTGATAAGTAAACTATAAACTCATTTGCTCAGGTTCAGACCCGCAGCGGTGGCAGTTATCATGAACTTTAGAAAATATGTGATTGCACGATTCGTTTGAGCATATCGAATAATTATTGGGGTATTTATCCATCAGTCTCTCCAACTGCCTATAGTTCTCGTATTCCTTTTCACAGTCATGGCAGCCAGAGTAGATTTTATCCCCCCATTCCTTTATTATAATTTCCCTTCCATGTGAACACCTGTTCATTTCTTCTTCTTTAATGTCAGGTTAAAGTTTTCAAAGATCATAATAGAATACTGCTCCACTATAATCTCCTCTAGCTCGTGGCTTATCGCCTGAGTGGTTCCCACCCTAGAGAACAACGCATGACCACACTCATGAAGCAAGGTTTGGATTGCTTCGTCTTTTGTTTGGTCCTGGGCTATTAGGATCTCGTTCTTTTGTTTGGAAAATAAACCCATAACCCCATGATTGAGAGCTAGGTTCTTAGTTACCTTCACAGGGGTTTTAAGCCCGAAAATATTAACCATGAATTTAGGGGGGAAGTTCTTCATCAACTAATCGTCCCTGATTAGAAATGAATTATCAACGCACTAGATTAGGCGGGATTAACGCCTTTTGTCAGCCTCTTCTCTACTTCTTTTAACGCCCGATCTATCTCACCCTTTTTAAATACCCTAGGCTTTTGTTTAGGGAACCATAGACCATGATTGTCGTAATAATCGGCTGGTTCTAACTCTTTAAAGATTTCATATTCAAGAAATTCCTTAACCCGTTCTTTTTTAGACAACTCAGGCTCCACGTTTGATTGTTAGCCGTTTTTTATCGTTAACTAAGCACCGAACAAGCCCAACCAGATCTGATGGCTCAAGGGATTCTAAGCCTCCATCTATTAACGCCTGACGTAAATCCTTATGTGTGTGGTAGAGCTCATAAACACCCTTGGAGTCACCACCTAGATTAGATAGGTATTCTTTTAATTCCGCATCGCATCTAATATGCAAATGGAAGTCTTTTCTCATTTTTCCCTCGTTATTTTTTTAAAGCTTAAGCACTTCTCACAGGTCACGTTTCTCCAGCGGTAATCCCAAAATTCTTTAGTGTCCTGTCTTAAGATCACCCCTGATTTTTGTTCATTCACTGGTTCGTAGGTGCAGAGTATTTCATAACCCCCGTCAGGGGCATTAGTGCTTTTATGTATTGGTTTCATATCCCTCCCTTATCCTATTGCTGCCCCGAAAATATATAGGGCTAGTAAAATATTTACACCTAATACGATCAGTCCGAACTTAGTCATTAGACCACCCCAGGTGATTCATTCTTTCTTTATGCTCACCATCAGCAAAGCCAAGGCGATAACCCACATCTTTCCCACCCTCGTAGGCTTGTTTGTGGACCCTCTGAAAAACATAATCCTCATGCTCTTTTAGTCTTGATGCGATTTCCTCTAGTACCACCTCTGAGGCGTTGGGGAAATTCTTTCTTATAAGTTCTATGATTTGCTGTGCTGTCATAATCCCTCCAGTTATTATTTCCATTCCTCTCTTTCTTTTTCTAAATATTCTCTTAGTTTTTCCTCATCTATTTGTTTTATTAAATCAATCACTGGCTTATTCTCACCTTCTTCTAAGTCTTTATGTAATTGGGTTAAAACACTCATTAGTAATAATTTATCCATATATCCCTCCGTTTTTAATTACTTTCTATAATCTCATTTATTTTTTTCGATATTGTTCTAAACATTTGTTCCTTTTCCCTCATTGATTCTATTCGGCAATCTCTTGAGCGAGCGGTTAACCTTTTATCATTTTGAATTGACTCAATATCTTTACTTTTATCTCTTGCCTGTATTACAAGATTATAAACCTCTCTGATTTCCTTATTTGTTAGTTTTAAATTATTCATAACCCCTCCAGTTTATATATAAAAATTAAACCTTCTCAATAACTAGTCGCTTATAATAGTGACAAGTAACGCCATAGCTATTATCACCAAAAAGACCCCTGCACTTCTCTACTACAAATTCCGAATCTAAAACAATCTTAGCGAGACCTTTTTTTACAAGTTTTCGGGCTGCTCTATATTCTCTTAAACACCCTTTTTGCGTAGAGGTGAAAACCTTTCCAGAATCTAAATCACTTAAAAGTTTCAATTCTGTTTTTGTCATAACCCCTCCCAGGTTTGTTTCTATAATCATTGTAACACATTGTGTACACACAAATGTGAAGATTTATACATATTTGAGCTGTAAGTTACCGAAAGGACGAGGCTCAGGGGATTTCTCCCCGTCACCCGAAGCCCGATTGAGAGGGGGGATCAGGCTTCTATTTCTGAAATCTACCTGGGGCAGTACAGGTGAAGTTTAGTGTTTGGATTTTGATATAATTAGGGGTGCCGTGGTTATAGAGCTCGGTTACATACTCGCGTTTTTTACACTTCTTATTACCGAAGATGGTCTTCTTCCACTTAACGCATTTCTCGTATTTATAACAAATACCCTGAGGACACAGGCGTAGTCGTCTATCTTTTAATTTCGGAACTGACGCGATTAGAGAGGAGCAAGAGTTCACGCTCAATATTGTCCATAAGAGAGTGATCTGGCTGAGTTTTTTTAGACTCTTCATAGTAACGCCTTTCTAGCTCTATGTAGCTATCGTAATACTTGTTTTTTTCTTTATGCTCCCAGATGCTTAAAGCAGAACCTAGGAGCTTGAAGATTGAGTTAATCACTACTCAGTAAGAACGAGTTTAGACTTTGTAACCGATCTAAGAACAACAGCTAGAAGTCCCCACACAGTCCCGAAAGTCTCAGGGTTCTCTGCGATAAATGATTGAACACTTGGAACGAAAGATCCCACAAATGTTAATGCTCCAAACCAAAATGTCTTACTCTTAAAAAAACCTTTTTTCATATTCCCCTCCTAGGGTTTGTTATATAGTGTAATCGTGCAAGTTATACTCATTCTGTCTAATCTTATAGTTTGTCCCTCATCTAATCTAATTCCCTCAATATTTCCTAGGAATTTATTGTCACCACTAGGAAAACCCGAACCAGCAATTAAATTGCTTTGAAATACTCTAATCTCAACAGGTGTGCCTATCGAAGAATCTGACTGAGTTAATGATGATGCCCCTATTTGATAGGAAAAATCACCACCGCCTGAGGTAGCTAAACTTATATTGATATTTGATAGAATTGCAGTCTGACCAGAGGGGACGGTATAAACAGTATCTGGAACATTATTACCCTGATTAGGATCTACTGCACTAAACGCTACAACATCAACAATCGTAGCATCACCTGTATATGTACTCATAATTACCTCGGTCTAATAAAAATATAAACGCCAGCGTTAGAAGCCCCTGGCATTGCATCGTCAATATCTAATCTTAAAGAATCGCCTCTATCTAGTTTTTCACCATCAGTTATCAAAACCCCGTGAGTAAAACCAGTTGGAAGATTAACACTCGTAGCGTTAGCAAAATCATACATAGAGTAAGTGTTATCTGAGGCGGTAGAATCTACCTCTGGTCTGGTAGAGAAAATAGAACCTGCATCGGTGTCTCCACCTGTTAATCTGTGAATATCAAAAGTAGATTGCCCACTTGTCCCACTAGCACCATTCCATAACGAATAACCCACAATCTCACAGTCAAACAATAAGGGAATAACCTGATCGGCACCCTGTTGACCCAAACCTAAAGCATAAGATCCATTTAACTGGAAACTTCTTTGGTCATATTGGAAATCGTTAATAAAGTTGATTGATGCGCCCGCTTTAGTTAACAGGGCTTCGGAAACAGCGGCTCTATATGTTGTTTCCTCTTCTCTAATATTTGAACGTGCTGGTGTTATCTCTGCCATGAGTCCTCTCTTTAAAGTAAGCGATAAGGTAGACCGCCATCTTTAAACCCAATCAAATCAACTTGGTCATTTAATTGTGGCGTAAAGCTCAAATCTCTGTCTACAACAATTTGATTTAGTATAGTGTCCACCTCAACTATTTGAGCATCATCATCAAGTGCAGACTCTACAGAGTCATCTGAGAAATCAACCGAGTGAACTCTAACGAAGGCATCTACCAGGAATTTATCAATATCTGAAACATCTACGGTAAATCTAAAGTTATTAGGTGAAGCTGCAGTAATAGTGACACGAGGTGTCCAAAAACAATGGATAGACTTCATAAGCCTTCTGTCGTCCTGATTAGCCGTGTCGGGATAATAAGGTAGGTCAACCACATAATCTTCACTAGGGGCAACACTAAGGGCTGGTGTGACCTCTAAAGCAAACAATGATGAGTCACTTAACTTAACCAGAGTGACTACCTCTTGAAAGCTCCAATCTTGTGAACGAATTAATATCTCTTCCCCTACAAAGTTGGTCCACTTCTCTCTCTCAAATTCAAACTCACCCGTAGCGAAAGATCGTTTTAGAAAAATCTCAGTAGTGGTTGAGCCAGCATCTATAAATGAGTTAGGAGATATAACGCCATAGTTACCATCAGCACCAGCAGCGGTATCTAAGAGCTCATAAGATAGATTACCCGTCTTTAAATTAAGTTTTCTATTTATCACCTCCATCAATCGAGGGACAAAGTTTCTAGTAGCATCGTTTATGTCTGTTAGCTGTAGAGCTGAGTCACCAAATAGGACCACATCGGCAATCTCCACATTAAAACCTGTTTTGTAATTAGTAGAAACCTCAATAGTTTCTGGGGCAAATTGGTATCTATCCTCTAATCTTCGCGCCAAAGATTTGACGGTGTTCTTAGTGGCAGCATCACCCTTTAAACCCCTGGACTCAATGGTCAATGATTTAGTTCCCGTGTCAATTCTATTAATAGACCTCTGAGAGAATACAACCTCACCAGATAGAAACTTCTCCAGATTAATAGGATCAGGATTAAACTTAAAAGCAATGGAGTTATAAAAGTTCTTACTGGTTCCACGTCTTATTTTTAACTTATCAGGGTTTTTAACCGCGTCAGAATCAAACTTTTTAAGCTGTTGAGTTACTAGCGGGGGTATTACAGCATTAACCGAGTAGCGGGATTTAGGAACTTGATAAAAACCAATAGGTTTAAATAACTCGTTTACTATAAACTCTTTTAGGTTCTCATCGCCTTCTGAATAGACTTTTAGATCGGGTATTTGAGCCACTAATAAAGATTGAAGCTCTTGATGCCTTGCTACGTCCACCTGTTTAGGTTTCATGTTAGCACCAGCACTGACCCCGCCCCTGGTAACTGGGAAAACATCATACTGTGATTTAATATCCATAACAGCGGGGGAGTCTGTTTCTATTACAAGACCAGCACCACCTAAGATAACAGCGGTCCCATAAGAACCAACCACAAAAGCAGTGATAGGTTGATCGGTTACATTATTAGCCCCGTTAGTTGCTCCAGTGATTGTTACCGTGTCCCCTGGGGTTAGACCAAAATCATCTTGAAAAGTAAATGAGGAAAATATTACCGCATCTTCTATTTCACTTAACCCTACAGTTTGAACAAACCTGTCTATTTCTACACCCTCATAAGCTGGGGTCCCGTCTCTTGAGAGCATTAGCTTTAAAGCTAGGTCTATCGGGTTATCTTCAAAGATAAAGTATGATTGCAGTTCTGTTTCATCATCGTGAGCAGTGGCTAGTGTGGTCTCTACACCTCTGGTGCAACCTGTAAAATCATTTCCACTAATACCCGTGTATTCTATTAACTCATCTTCTATTCTTATTAGGGTTCGCATCGTATCAACAGGCTCTAGATAACCCTGAGTAGATGCGACAGATATTGTCGTTTGTGTATCGTCAATAGCACCGTCAAGCTCGGTTGATATTTGCTGACAAATATTTGTTCTAGTAAGTGTTTGAGGGTGGGCAACGGTTAATCTCCACCAGCCCGAGCCAGTTTCCTGAGCGTCAATTACACCCTCGAATAATCTTAAAGAATCCTGTTTATGAGATCCACCTTTAAAGCCAAGATAAACAGTGGCTTCTTTTCCTAGAATATCAGCAAGGGTTTGACCAGGTGAGAATAATCTTGTGAGCTCTTGGTTTTTATCTACTAATTGAATTGAGAATTTAGTTACTGACCCCGCACCACCAGAATCAACCTCTAGTTGCTGGTTAACATTATTAGTGGTCCCATCTAGCATGATATAATCACGGCTGTTTTGAATCTTTATAAGACCACCGATAGTTAAACCAGCTTGTCCGATGGTTACGCCATCTTCACCGATCTCCCAAACCCTAAAAATAGGCTGGGCACCAAATATAAGGGGAATACCATCAATCTCTAAGATGATGTTTTGACCTATATTAGTCTCTTGTGAAAGTAGTTCTGCTTTTACTGATAATTCTTGAGACATTATCTTCCTTCATGCTCTTCTATAAATTTGATTAACTGAGATTGTGCGCCCTCAATGGTGTGAAGCCTTTCTCTCAGGTTTTTTAACTCTTTTTCATGTGAAGACACTAGCAGTTTGCTATTGTCATGGTCGGTTAATAATTTAGCTAACTCTATTTTGATGTATTGCATATCTGAGTAAACACCCTTCAAAAAGAAAGCATTTATACTCATAACGACAGTTAAAACACTTCCTATAATTACGAATGGGTCCATAGTTTACTCCGGCTTTGGGATTAATTCTTTTACCTCTAGTCTTATTAATTGTAGGGCATCGGCTTTCTCTGGTCTTCCTTCCATATCCTTTTCCCATTGAGCCTCCATGATCGCATCACGGGTCACACCTCGTTTAGCATACTCGGCATTACGAGCCTCGTAATAATCAGCCCATATTTTCTCTGGGGAGGTTTGAAGCTCTATATCCTTGGATTCCAGTTCTGCCATTTTACTTTCAGCATTAGCAGGGTCACTAAACAGAAGGTTCTTTAACCACAGTTCTGGATTAGGTTCTGAGTGTAGAGAGTGGAACGCCTGTCTCATATCGGTTAAACCTTTAAATCTATCCTCTAAATCTTTACGCCTAAGCCTTTCGTTTTCTTGTGCGATCAGCTCTGATTTGTAAGCCGTAAATTCTGATTCTAACTCTGCCTCTGAGAACTCAGGCATCTCTTCTGGTCGAGGGTCAAACCTATTCCAAAGCCTATGAGATAGTGTTTCCCTATAATCATCTAACTCTAAAGCGTTAATCTCTTCTATACCCATTTTATTACCTCAATTTAGTAATTTTAATTTGTGAATAAATCTCATTATCACCAAAGGAAGATGAATCTCCATAACCATTAGTTGAGCGAGTAGTGAGGCATCTATGACGAAGCTCAAAAGTTTTACTACTTGTTATCTCTATTTCACCCATTAGAAATGATCTAGTTCCCGTAGTGTTAACTGCCGCAGATTCTTCCACAGAACCAATTATATCTGTGGTTGAGTCACTAGTATTATAGATAATAGTCTTATGAGAATCTACCTTATAGCCAATAGCACTCCCTTCTATACCATACTTACCTGCCGGTAATGTAAATTGATTGGACGAAAGAGACACAATACTAGAATCGCCTTCAATTGTATTTAATGTTCTAGTTTGATATGAACCACTTGTGAAAGTTCCACCAGATACACCACTAGCTTTTACATCTTTAAGATAGCAAACCTTCTGCACCGGTACCGCTGCTAAAAACTGGGCATCGCTAGTCCATTCTGCGATTGGAACCGAAAATTGCAGACTCATTTCTGCCGATGAGTTTATAATAGTGCTGGCGTTTTGTGGAACTAAAGGGTCGAATGAAGATGAGCCAACAATTGAAAAATTAACAAAAGTGTCACCATCTGTGGCTAGTGTAGAAAAATCATTTCCTGTGGTTACTTGTCCTCTAATTGTTGTCCCCACATAGGTTACGTTTGAAGTGGGCAGGTCAATTGTTAACCCAGAGGGTAATCCAATTTGTAACTCTGAACCAGTAACCGTTCCAGTGGTAATATCGCCTTGAACGTGTAAGGTGTCACCAATCCTGCGCCATTGTAAGTTTACATCAGTGGCAGTTCCTATTCCTTGAGTTGTCGGGGTATATGCTGTCCAGTCACTCATGTTTGAGCGGGCGGGGGTGATTACACTTTCTGCGGTGGCGGTGGCTGAAAAATTAAGCCTAAAAGTGTCTGCATTATTAGTTACACTAGCACCGCCAATACTGCTACTGTTAGTCACGCTAGTTACAGTTACAAAATCCTCTGCCTCTAGTTCAATTTCAAAACTATGTCCTGCCGAGGTGTTGGCTCCACTATTCACACTACCGTTACTTATAAGTGTTCCATTTTTAGTGAAACCTATGGACCTATTGGTAGTGTCGAGCAATCCGGCTGCATCTATACTTAAAATAGTTTTTCTATTAGCTATAAATTTAGTTCTAGTGTTTGCTGAATCATCTTCTATTCTTAATAAATTAGCACCATTATTAGTTATAGTTGCCGTTCCCAAGTTAAATTCTATTTCATTAGCCCTATTGGTTAGAGCGTTACCTGGTTGCTCTAATGAATACGCCTGTGTTTCTATTATCTCTTTATAAGTAAAAGGATTAGTTGAAAATTCTACATCATCTACTATTAAAACATCTCCATTAGTGGGAGCCTCTAGAATATGGAATCCATACCTAACTTGAGTGCAGGTAGAGGGTGGGTAGAAGGTTGACGAGTATCTAGTAGCACCATCGGCAGTATTAATTACATCTAAAACAGAATTGAGCTTACTGGAATTAGTCTCGTCCCAAACCACCGCTTCAATATCTGTCGTCCCGTCCCATGTGAAATAGAATGTAAAACCAGAATCGTTTTCTTGTTGTTTGAAATCAACTTCAATTACAGGCGATGCGAAATAGTCGTTTAAAGAACTAGAGCCCGCTACATATTTTAGTGAGCTGTCTTTAGATAGTGGGCTAGTTGTTTCATCTGATAAAACACCATCAAGAGTTCCACCACCCTCGAAAGTTGCAGAGTTACCTGTGGAGAAATCACTAGCCTGAGTTGATTCGAAATCCTCCGCAAGCCAGTTATCTAAACCGCCCCCGCCACCTGTTCCAAATGGTAGCAACTGAGTCCCGTCTGATCTGAATGTCTCTAGAGTATCAGTAGCAAAATAAAGATTAGATTCTGATGGATTAACCAGAGCCTGTAAGTTTGCTAGGGTATTTTTTACGATACCAGAAACTTCTACCTCAGAACCTAAGGCACCTAACTTGAATTTATTATCTAAAGCATCTTCATATAAGAATGTTCCATCAGTCCCAGTTCTTTCTACTGTTAAACCCGCACCTTCTGATGAGGCATCATTTCCACCGTTATTAACAGTTATATTTTGATCTTCTACATCAAGCGTGGCGGTATTTAGTGTTGTAGTGGTTCCGTCTACAGTTAAGTCACCAGTGATTGTTACGTCTTGGCTAAAAAAGGCATCATCTGACCATGTTTTCTCACCCGCAGCGGTTTGGTTTGTTGTTAAATCAACAGTGTCACCCTGTAGGTTAGAAATATCAGTTTCATTGGTAGAGATTCTTGACTCATGATCGGCTAACTCAACATCGTTGGAGTCAATATCAGTTCTATTTTGGTCTATATCTGTTCGCTGGTCGTTAACGGTCCCTTGAAGATCGGTAATTGCAGGGCTAGAAGCCTCGTTTAAGTCAATCTTTCCTATAGTGTCTGAATCAGCTAACCTAGATAAAAAGCCAAGGTTAAACGTGTTCTCATCGGCTGGTGCGCCATTATTTACTGAGATAATTCACCCCCATTTAAATATTCATAATTAAATTTTTTACAACTATGCGAGTATTTTATCTTTTTTCTTACAGTGTCTTTACTGAAGCCTGTAAATTCAGATGCTCTACTATAACTATTACTAATCAAATTATATGATGGATTGTTTTTATAGGATATTTTAAAATATGGCATTCTAAACTCTCTCGCCCTCTTTTTAATAAATTTCTCACTCTCTGAAACAAATCTACCAACACACCCTTTACTCGCTAGTCCAGAGTTTAAACCATTCTCAATAGAGTCGAATTTTCTAATATAATAATTCTCTCTATCCCAGACAACACCATCGTCACACTCCTCGAGTATTGACCACTCTATATCATCAAAAGCACAGTTAATGTTTTTGTACATCTTATACTTTTTAACTTTGAAGTAGTATCTATGCTCATTCAGTCTGGTTGAGAATTTTCTTACCGTAGAGCCCACATAACTCCTTCCGTCAGGCAATAATCCTCTATATATAACAGCCATATTATTCTACCTTCCTAAATCTTAAAGTTCCTGTTTCAAAGTAACCATCTAAACCCTGACCGATCAACTCTTTAAGTTCGTAACCAGTTCCCTTTGTTGATTTTCTCGTTCTCTCTAGCAATACGGTGTCAAAAGTATTCCTGTCTGAAATATCTTCCATAAACTCCATATTCTGTTTAGTAATAGCGAAATTAAGAAAGGCTCTAACATCTTCAAGAGCCGTGGGGTTATTGCTTATGAAAGAGTCTTTAGACCTCTCACGATTGGTTATCCATTTAATATTGCCCTCCATAAAGGAGCGTTGTCCATAGGTGATAACTTCTATCACACCACTAGCACTCTCATTTATAGACGGTCTTATTCCTTCTACACTATTATCAAAAGCCTTATAATCTTGAAAAGCATACTGGGGGATATACTCGTCACCCATAGCCTCGTCAGCATCATAGGTACTTAATCCCGTTTTATCAGAGGTAAAGCCAATAAGAGGAAAGACTGAGGCACCCGAATTTGAACCCGTTGTAACGAGTAGATTAAACGAAGCGTCTCCAGTAATAGACATGACCCGAGTGCTGCGATCAAAAGTAACTGTGTATGTGTTATCTCCAGCATCGTTCATTCCCCTTTGGATCTCGCTTGCAAGTTGAGTCATTGAATAGGTTCCCACTAACATAGTAGCGGCTAGTTCTATATTTAACTGTGTAGGCTCTATAAAGTTAAGATAGATAGAGTCAGCATCTATCCCGTCTACATAATAAAAAGCTGATCTTGTTTTTATCGTCATGCGAATGATGCCCCTTTAATTACTACACCATCTTTTTCAAAAGCATCGTTAATCAGAGAAATTATTCTAGTACCAGTTTCCTGAGAATCTAGCACATCTCCATTTATTGTAAGATTGACCTCGGTTCCTGGCTCTTCTCTTTCTTCTACTTGCTCGGTAAATCCACTCTCTGGACCAGTAGCTATTCCACCACCACCAGCACCACTCGCAGCACCAACACTTGAAGCAGCTCCACCACCACCAGCCAAGGCACTTAACGCACCACCAGCAATAGCTAATGCACCACCAGTTGCGATTAGAGTTCCACCACTAGCTTGTAGTCCTGGTATTACAGAGAATCCTAAACCTTGCAGGATAAACATTGTTCCCTGTTGAATCATCATTTGACCTAATGTTCCAAGAAAGGCTTTTGCAAAAGCATCTAAAGCATTTTCACCCTTAACTAGAGCAGCACCAAAAGCACCAAACCCTGCACCAATACCTTGACCGATTCCTTTTTTAATTGATTGTCCTAGAAAAGCAGCGGCTTTAGATAACCCAACCACACCTTTTTTTATTTCAGCCTCAGTGGACCTAAAACCTAAACCTAGTTGACTAATAGCTGTGCTTAAATTCACAACATCTTGAGTTGCACCAGTTGTATCAATCTCTGGCTTATCTCCACCCCCACCACCAGTAACATCTATTCCAGACGTATCAATTTTTTCTTTAGCGGCAGATAGGTTGGTCTCTAGGTTGTTGATAAACTCATCAGTTTTACCAAAAACAGTACCTTGAAATAGATTATCAACAGACTCACCTAAGCCTTTAGCATTCTGGTCAAACACCTCTTTAGATGTTTCAGCAAAAGTCCTAAGGTTCTCACTTAGTTTTGTAACACCGAAAGCATCTTCTAATATTTTTCCAAACTTACCAAGCTCTTTACCAACAAGTGAAACCGCCCCCGCCACGATGGTATTGATTCCATTAAATGCTATTCTAAAAGAATTATAAACGAGCTCTAATGGTGCTATGACAAATCTATTAGTGATTTTAGCAAAGTTTATAAAGCCCCTTTGTATCGTTTCTATAGACGGGATAACCTGAGATATAACTGAGCCGAATGTTTGCTGTGCTGTTTGGGCGATAATTAAACCGAAGTTTTTTATCTCCTGTGATCTTTTAGCTATTTTGAAATCGAGGTTTTGCTCAATAATCTTAAAAGCGTCAGCAGTATTATTAGCACTATCGGCAGTTCTTTTTAAAATATCCTCAAAGTTAGCGGCTTGTGAGTTTGCTAGTTGTAGGATAGGTGTTAATGCTCTTACGTTTCCGAACAATTTAGCGATTGATTCAGCAGAGCCACCAGTTCTTTGTTGAATATCTCTAATAAACCCCGCAAAACCTTTAGCTTGTAATCCCGATTGAGTTAAGTTAATCCCCAACCTTTTAGCCTCGTCACTCGCCTCTCTAGCTGGTTTAACGATAGAGGTAAGAACTGCTCTAAGACCAATGATAGCCCTATCTGTTTTTACACCTGATTTGGTGATGGCTGCGATAGCCCCACCTAGTTCATCAAAAGATAAGCCAGCAGCAGAGGCTAAGGGTGCAACAACACCAACTTGATCGGTCAGCTCACTAAATGTTGTTTGACCTTCTCTAACGGTAGCAAATAAAACATCAGATGCTCTTGTAGCGGTTAACCCACTCCTAGAGTAAGCATTAACAGATGACACTAAAACCTTAGCGGCAGCATCAATATCAACAAGACCAGCAACGGCAGCAGTGTTTGCCACTTCTAGTGCTTTAATTTGTTGAGCTGTACCTCTTACACCAGCAGAAACGATATTATAAAAGGCTCTAGCTTGCTCTGTTGTTCCAGTGGCAAATTGAGAACTAAAATTTATCAGCGACTGTGTGGCTTGTTTGGTTAGCTTATCATTACCTGGAAGGATAGAGTTAATCTCAGCGATACCACGGCTAAAATTTCTAAGGTCATTTATTCCCGATCTAAAAGCTGAACTAATAGCTTGAATGGACTTAGCTACGGCTTGGGCTTGTAGATTAGCAACAACTAAATCAAGTCGTCCTATCCCTTGTTTGAAGCCAGATTGAAACGCTTTACCAGACTTCTTTCCAGCCTGTTTACCTTTACCTTCAATCTTTTTGAATTTGTTTGTTATCTCACCAGTGTCTAAATCTAGTTCAATTACAATCCGTTCGTCAGCCATTCACTTTCCTTATGAAATCCTCAAAAGATAATTCTTTTTGCATCTCTTTTGGATAAGCCTTCTTACTTATGGTCCGATGTAATTTGCTTCTAGATTGCTTATTCATGCGTGGGTAATCTTGAACCTGCATTTTTATTAGACAATCTTGAGCTTCTATAACATCAATCGCTTTAAAATATTCCAAAGCAGTGACATATTCTAGGCTTTCAACGTATTCGGCTGTCCACCCATAAAAGTAAGCTAACTTAGCTTTAAAGAATATGTCAGGCGTTACTTTTTTTGGCTAGGAACCAGTGCAGAGACAATTTGAGTAAGGTGTTCACTCTCCATATCTTCTGAAACTTTTTTTGGTAAACCTAAGCCATCTAAAAAGCCAAGCAGTTTGCCAGTAGCCTCAGAATCATCAATATCCTTAACAGATTTTGCGTAATCCTGAGACTGTTTGACAGTGGGGAAGGTTATTTCATAATCCTCCCCGTAAACATTAACCTTTAAACTTCTTCTTTCGAATTTCATCTTTCCTCTCTATTTTATCCCTTAGATAAATACGTCTTGATCGTGGTCACCAAAAGCCATGAGACTAATCGCGCTTTCCACTGATCTATCAGCTAGTGCTGTAAATGTAACTTCCATTGATTGTGGCTCCTCACCAGAGAAGTTAATCGATGAAGGTTTCGGTGCTGCTTTCCAAAAAGTAATATCAAAACTTCTATCGGAAGCATCTTTTCTAGTTGGGTGAAGGATTAATTGCCCACCTAGGTCAAAGAATGAGCTATACAATCTTGACTCACCATAACCAGTCAACTCTGTCCCACCACCTGGGGTAAAAGTATCACCAGTAACAGAACCAACAATTGTTTTCCATCTATCGGCTGTCATTTCTAAGAATGACATCGATGCCTCAACACTTGAGCCTGTAAAAACCTCATCAAGAACAAGCTCACCTGTTTGATCTGATTTAATTTCTACCGATTGAGCTTCCATTGAAACTTCTACACCACCAGATGTTTTCCCCAGGTCTCCACCTAAGCCACTTGTGGTTTGAACGAATGTAAAAGTAGTATCACCATCAGTTGTTACCTGAGTAACTGGACCACCATAGTAAGACTTAACTAGAACCTGTGATAGATCGCTAGGGTCTACAGATGCTCTAAAGTTAGCGTTACCATCTAAAGCTGCGGCTAATTTAGTTGCCACATCTTCTGCTGTGTCACCAGTAACCACATCTACCTCAATAGCTGTTCTTCCAGCGGGTGCTGGGTCAATACTTGAAGCATCTAAATCAAACCAGCAATAAAAAGCCTGATTGTTTCCAGCATGATCGTCTGGAGCGTCAATCTCAAAATAAGTACCATCTTGAGATGTTGCTGCTGTAGTGACATCGATACAAGTCCCTTCTCTACGGACCCATTTGACATCGGCAGCACTTAGTAAAAAAGTTGAACCTTGTACGTTTGCCATTATTTTCTCCTATTGAATAACACCGAAATATAACCTCACGTTAAATTCTAGTGCTATTTTGATAATATTGTCATTAGTTGAATCTATCTCCCCAGCAGTACCTGAGGTGTTTTCAACGGCTTCTATAGCCGAGGTATTTACTTGCTTAAAAGTTTCTACGTTCTGGGGGTTAATTAGTTGAGCCTTAATACATAAAGCCTTATCTAGTAACTCGTCTAAAACGTCCTGTGGCTCATCAAAACCCTTCTTAAATATGGTTAAGATTACCGAGAACTGATCTTGAACTGATAGGTCTTGAGCTGGTGTAGAAGACCAGGAGCCTATCTCTATGTGATACCTGTTATTGAGTAAAGTAGAAGGTATATTAGCAGCATCGTCATAAACAAGCGCATCTTTCCATTCCTTTAGATCCGAGTCTACTGACTGAATCTCTTTATTGAAATATTTCCTGATATCAGAATAGAAAGTCATTTTCTAACCAATCCAAAAGATCGTAAATCATAAGCGGTGGGGTCAATATCCCCGTCACCATTTTTATCCAATCTTATTTGTGACCTATTACGAGCGATAGCCTCAAGTTCTCTATACATTTGAGCCTTATTAGAGAATAGGTCTTCTACAGAGTTGCTTAAACCTTCAAAGATTAATCTTAGAACCATGAATTTAGACCAATCGTTAACTTCTTCAATATCTACGATGGCATCTTTAGTTAGCCTATTGCCGTCAATATCATTGATGCGGTGTTCATCTAGCCATGTCAAAATTCTGTCTTGTGCGTTACGGTGAATGTTTAAGAATGAGTTGCGCCCTGGTTTTACATACTCTAGTATATCAGGCTCGTGAGAAGTCAGTTCTTCATCGGAGCTAAAGAGTTTGTCGTCCACTGCCGTGGTTATCGTTAAAGTTTTGGTGAGGGTCTCAGGAGCACCGTCCGTAGTAATCCTGAGACTGACTGACTTATCCCCGTCCGTGGAATATTGATAGTCCAGAAATTGCTGTGATGTGATGTCAAGGAAACCTAGTGCGGTATCTGGCTCTATCTCTATTAGGGTAACAGAGGCTTCATCTGGTGTTGTATAAGATTTTCTAGCATCTAATCTAGTCTGATCGTCAACTTGAACAATGTCCTCTAATTTTAATACTGGAAAAATCATATCTAAATCCTATTTAAAAGTTTGCGAGCGGTCAAAACGTCCACAAGTCTCGAGTAGAAACATAAGGTCGTTCGGGGTTTTCATCGATAAATCTTCATCGGTTACGATTTCAAAGAGCTCATTACAAAACCACTTATCGCTCACTTCCCATTTGTTTTTGTCGGGTATTGGTCTATTAAATAACCACTTTAAGGCAAGGCGAAACGTAAAATAGGCAACCGCCATGAAGTCGTATGAAGCCCCGTAAGCCTTTTGGGTGAGTTGGTCGAACATGAGTGTCGATTCAATTCTGGACAGCTTACAGTCCCGTTTATGGAACGCTCTGACGATGTTATTTTTCTTCTTAAAGAAATAAAATGGCTCGAAGTGTACTCCGTTAGCGAAGTTACTGTGCAGGACGACACGGTCAAAGAAAAGAATGCCAAAATGACTAGGTGTTTCACAATATGTTTGCCCTTTATATTTGCTCACTTTGCTTATCAACCGAGAGCCTATTAATTTATTATTTGTGAAGAGATATTTAATCATTTCAACTCATTTAAAACAAAGTTCACACATATTTTTTTAGCCGTGGGTGTGGTTAGTTCACAACTAAGTTTCATATCTTTAATAACATCGGCGTCATATTCGGATTGCTCTATATGTAAGCCTTTAGCTACACCAATACCAAAGCCGAACTGATTCAACATATAATTAGGAACGGTTGATATTGTCCCTGTTGGTGTGTCATAAACTTTAAAATCAGCAGTACATTCCTCAGGACACCACATGATTTCTATTTTATTTAGTTTAGCCTCTACATAAGGAACAATTATATCAAAAAGATTAAGACCAACAACACAATCAACAACTACCCCGTGAACTCTTTTATAAAGTTTCTTTCCGTCTATTTCTTTAGCTGCGAAAGGGTTAGACGTGCTTATGTTATGCCCTTGCGAGTCTCTTTCTGGTATGACTATCATTCTCTACCCCCACTGGCTAAAAACTGTAGACTACTAATAGATTCTAGATCATCTCTGATTATCACTTTAATATAGTCATCAGAGGCGTAAGTGCCTTGCTTTTTAATTATAAAAGGCGTGTCTAGCCCGAACCTCGCTACCATAGAGTCATTGCCCGAGGCGAAAACCAAAGAAAAAGAACGCCCAGAACCAAAAGAGAAATGAGAGTCAAACTCCTGAGTATTTGTAATAGGTAGAAATTGAAAAATATCATCTTGCGATTTAACTTCGATCAATATTCCGTTTGTAAGGGGTGAGTTTTGACCTAAGAACTTATCAATTTTTAAGCCGCCATCGAAAGCTTCGAACAAAAGAGAGGTTACAATTAAATCATTTACAGCCTCGGCATTTATAATAAATTCTACTTCGGTTGTAGAACCGTCTACGGACATTTGTTCTTCACTACCATTTTTAGCGTGAAGAAAAAATAAATTACCTACAGGTTGAGGCGCGGCAGTAGCCTTTACATAGAGCTTTTTAAAACCACCCTCAGTAATTACATCAGCCTCAAAAGCCTCGTCCCCACCAACTATTCTGATGGGGCTTGAGGATTCTCTGTCGATTATATCACCCATTAGACTTCAAGACCTGTAAGCGTAGAGTATAAATCCTGCGCTTGGTTATCAAGGTTAGTAATGGTGATTCTGAAAGTTTGAGTGGCAGCAGTTTTGCAAATCTTTTTGATTGGAATATCAATATTTGGATTAGCGGTAGAGTTAAAGCCTACAAAAATTGTAGTCCCATTGCTTAAAACTTCAACTTTCATTTTACCAGAACCAGAAGCCCAGACACTCTCTGCGAGTAATGTTTTAGCAGCGGTTACTACATAATCGTGATTAGTCGATGCGTCCTTGGCTACGGCAGCGGTTGTGTTATAGTCACAAACCTCGTCCCCAGCCTGATCTGAAACCATTTCAACTGGTAGAGGGTTTGTTCCACTAAATGCCGTTCCTGTTTCATCGAATAGATTAGCTTGCACTGAGTCTGTGGCAGCATCTAAATCTCTAATGTCTAAATCAACCGCATCAACTGTGATAGAGTTACCACCATCGGCAATATTTACATCATTAGTAATTCCCGTGAGAGTGGTTACTGTTCCAATATCCCATGTTCCAGATTGAGTAGCAGCAACCGTACCGTCAACAGTAAGTGAACCACCACCATCTTCAACAGTTACTACATCAGCATTCGTTAGAGGTCTAATATCAAGAGCCGTAGCCGTTACCACTGCATTGATTGAGCCATCAGCATTTACTAAAAGCGTTTCCGTCCCGTCAGTAATTTCTATCTGTGTTCCGGCAGGAAAGTTTGTATTGATTGAACCATCTGCATTGACGAGAAGATCCTCAACGCCATCTGTAATGATAATCTTAGAACCGGCGGCAAAGTTTGTATCAATCGAGCCATCGGCATTTACAACTAGCTTCTGTGAAGGCGTTACCGCATCACTAATATTAATATCTACATCGCCAGCCGTTACGGTGCGAATTGGGAGTGAGGTGTTTTGATCTGCCATTGTTATTCTCCTTTAAGTTCTTTGAGTTTTTCTTTACTAATTTCTATATTCTGTTTAAGCCTTTTAATGTCTTCCTCTCTTTCGAGAACTCTTAACTCAAGTTCATCTACTCCCAAAGAAACCCTTTTTATTTCTAATTCTTTTTTCTTTTCTTCTAAACTCATATTAATGCTCCAACTAGTGTTGCGTCAAAATCACCTGCCGAGGGTCTTGAGTGAATTACTCTAACTCTGATAACTAACCCCGTGGCTATCTGAAATCCTTTATATTCAAAATCGGCATTAAAGTTACCGAAATATGTTCTTCTTTTACCTTTGTTAGCCCCATCTATTTCGACTGTATAATCAGCCACATTACACCCAGAAACTTCAATCTTCTCTAAAGCTAATGTCTTACCTACTGGAACTGTATAAGTAAGAATCGTTGTAAGTGTCCCAGATGCTAACGATGCGATGTCGCCATATTCAATTATCGGCACACCCTGAGTAAATGTAACTGGGATTGCAGAAGTATTACCAACCACAACCTCAACCGCCGCCTCACCTGTTCTGGTGGGAGATTCAACAAATTTTTGCATCTCCCTATCCCTATAGGAGCACTTATCAATCGGCATCGTTTAGCTCCTCTAGGTTTTTAAAGTCCTTATAGAACCAAGCAATGAATTTCTTCTTTCCCTTCTTGTCAGTAAATTGACTGATGTCAAAAAACTGATGATTAGCCCCATATTTAGCATTCACCTTAAACATAGAACGCCGAAGACCCGCTGGGGTCTCCGACGTAATATAATCGGGTAAATCTTTGCTATGAAGCGTAGACACTTACTCTAGTCAGCTAGTTTAGCGATTAGAGGTGACTCACCAACACCGGCAGTACCTTCACCAAGTTGAAGACCGTTTAGTCCGTAGAGACAATCTACAGCAACTTCGCGTCCACCAGTTCCATATTTTAGAGCCTGATCTTCAGCAACGGCTGGACTTCTTTGGAAAGCAAAACCAGAACCTTCTGGAGCTACCATAAAAGCCTGTTGAGCTTTAACTTGTTGGTTAAGAATTACAGGAACACCATAAACAGTTCCGATCATTCCGTTAACGATTGGAGAAGGTCCGTTTCCTCTGTAATCGTACTGAGAAAATTCTGGAAGTTTAAGCATAGCTTTTTCCATATCAGCAGCGATAACAAGTTTTGCAGTAGTCATGTCTGCAAAGTTAGTGATTAGGAACTCTCTCATGTCGAGAATGTCATCAGTAGTAATGTCAGCAGGTGCAGCACCGTTAACATTAAGACCAGCAACGCTTTCCCACTCAGTAATAATATCGTCATTGATTTGACGACCATGAGCAGAAGAAGCTCTACGAATAGCTTCGGCTAGGTAATCTGTAGTTGATTGCATAGCATCAGCAGCATCGTAACCGAAAAGAACAATCTTGTTTTTATCAAGATCAATCTTATCAACAGAGTCAGTTAGAGGCGCATTCTCAGAAGCAGCAGTTCCGAAAGCTCTATCTTGAACCGTGAAACTTGAATACTTAGGAATAGAAACCGACTTAGCACCTTTTCCAGCTAGGCTAGAATAGTCACGTAGACAGCTTAGTAGTGATGCTGATTCTTTTAGTTCTCTTTGAACTAGGGCGGCAATCAGGTCCGCTTTTGTGTTTACTAAATTTTGTGCAGCCATATTATCTCCTTATAATTTTAGCTATTTTCTCATTTCTTCGATCAACTCATCGCTGCTTAGTTGCGATAGGTCTTTCTCTTTTTCCTTAAAGTTATTATCACTCGCAGGAACCATATCATTTACTCCAACTGGACCTCCAAACAGGCGAATCTTCTGAGTGCGCTGGTCTCTTTTAAGTGAGTCAACGATTCTCGTTAAATCCTGAGTGCTAACAGTGAAGTCGTCATTAACTTCGACACTGTCAAGCTCTGTTTTATCAATAAGTGTGATTGCTACCTCTGGATCTACACAACCGTTCTTTAAAAGCTCACTAGATAATTGGGACTTAACCTGATTCCAGCCGTATTGGGCTTGAGTCTTTTGGTATTTATCCTCTAGTTCGGTTGCTTTGTTCTTCCAGTAGTCAGCCTTTTCCTTAGATTTACCTTCTGCTTCGAGTTCACGTTGCTTTAACTGCTCAAGTTGAGCTTCTAAAGCGTCAGCTTTCTCTTTAAATTTATGACGTTGAGATAATGCTTTTTTGTAGGTCTCATAAGCAAGTTGGTTATCTTCAGGCATCTTATCGACGCTGTTTAAATTACCACCCTCATCTAAGCCATTAGCCTGATCGAGTTCGCCCTGAGCGTTGTTGGTTTCTTCTGACATTTTAATTCTCCTTTGACTGTAGTGTCAATTATTTGCGTTTCAAGTTCAATTTGAACTCTTTTAATATTGCCGATTTCATCGACTTTGCTATAGCTTTTTGATTTTCTTCACTAATGACCGTGTAATCCCGTCCACCATCTATAAGATACTGACCTAGAGCCTCGTTAGTTATTAGTTTCCCTATCTTCTTACCCTTAACACCCTTATAGGGTTTATGGTCGTTAGTTGGAAAAGCCGAGAACTCTACCTTTTTACCCTTCTGTTCTATTTTAGCCTTAAATGAGTTGAGAAACTTACCTGTAAAGGTGAGATTAGAGGTGGCGGCACTATAGAATCTTGATGTTCTGTTTACCGTGGCTAATCTTTTACGCCTTTCAATAGTTGAGTCAGCCAATCCTTTGACACTTTTACCACTAGGTAGGGTTCCATCTTTTTTAATTGGTAGTAATAGCCTGTTTTTAATGCGGTTAGCTAACTTAGGATTATTAAGAGCTTTAAGAGCCAGTTTTTTAGGCTTCTTGGTAAGTAAATCTTTTAACCCTTTACCTATCCTGGTTTTAGCCATCTAAGTTCTCCAGAAGGTTGCCGATAGTTAGACCAATACCGCTACCTGTTGACTCACTCTCAATTACAGCACTCTCAAAAGCCTCATCTAATAAAGACGATAAGGTTCTTTGATTGTTAGCCCGCTCACCGCCCTTTAGTTCTTCTATTTTTCTTTTAGCTGGTTCGACTATTTTGTTTTTAAAGTTCTGATCTACATCTGGAATAAATTGTCTAACTGGAAGAGTGTCACCGATATTATGGTTATATGCTTTCTTTAACTCTGAGCTCTTAAAGACACCCACTTCTATTTCATCACCCTTACGGTTCTTTGAAACGATAGCACTTCTTAGATCACCTTCTTCAAACAAAAGAGAGGGCGTTCCATCTTTTAGGAGTCTTTTAAACCTCCCACCAGAGACAGGGCTTTTAGATTGGTCAAGATGGTCTTGAATACCTTCTACAATCAATCTTCCAGCTTCTTCCTTAGCTCTCTTCTTCTGACTCCGATTCAGACCCGTTAAATCTAGTTTGATCTTCTTGGTTATCGGCTCCCCTAGTGTCTTGATTCCCATTCATATCGTCCATGTCTATTTCTTCGAGCCTTTCGATGGCTTTCTCTCTATCTAACCCTTCTAAATTCATGATGGCATCTACCCTGGAGGCAACACCCGCTTCAATCTTAGAAGCCCATACGTCAACCTTCTCTTGTTCTGTTTGAAGCATCTCAGGACCAGCGTATGAAATCATTAGCTCTGAATCTTCTGAGATTTGAGAGGTAGTATATTTAGGATTTAATAACTCGGGTGCTAAGTTGTTCCATGATTTAATAATGTCATAGATTTGGGTTTCAGCACGTTGGTAAGTAGCGTAATCCTCTTTAGTGGCTTTGAAGTGTTTCATCATTCTTAGAAACTCTTGAACACCACTATTAGAAGCACCACCATCTGTTGAGGTAGTAACTACATCGGGGTCTAATCCTCTACTGGTAAGGAATGCGATTAGTTTATCATTGGCATACTTTAACCCACCCTCAATATCAGCACCTGTTTGAGCAAAGCCAAATTCTGGGCGTTGTTCAGATGACTGATCTATAGGAAGGTGGAGTAAGCTATTAGGTCCGATTTGCAGGTTATCGGGAATCATATCTTTATCGGCAATCATATAAGCCTGAGCGAAGCCTTGGTTCTGTACGATATGACCAACATCACTCATCGTTACATTATAATCTAGGGTAGCATCTACAATCGCATCACCTTGTTTAACCCAATAGGTAAAATCCTTCTCCTGGGAGATGTCGATAATTGGAACAATGCCGATAGGGTTTTCTTCTGTCTCAGATACAACCTCACCTTTACCGTTCATAATGAAGTTATGCTCTTTAGTCCATACTAAGTAACGCTTCTTAACACTCTTCCAATCGTCCTCATCACCAATTACTTCATCAATCGCATCGTTTCTCTGGTTGGTGAACTGATTAAATCTACCTGTTCTATTATTCTGATTATCTCTACGCCTATTATCTGAGAAGAAGGTTCTATCAAAGTTATTAATTACATAACCGATAGCTGTCTCTGGGTCATTGGGATCCTGAATAGAATCAATATGGTGGTTTCTTAAAACCCTCATGATTAGCTTCCCGTCTTTAGGAACAATCATCACGTGGTTTTGCTGTTGTAGCTTAAATGACTCGTTAGAGCGCATGAGCTTAACATCAGCCATCATTTCTTTATAAACAGTTTGAAGCACCTCGTTCTGTTCATCTGATACATCACTGAATGTTCTTAATGGCTCGTCCTTATAAATAGAAGCCTCGGCTTTTACAATCCTTCTAGCTAGATTAATGTAAGCACAAATAGGCATTTGAGATGCTGTCTGTTCTGAAAATCTTCCAGCGATATTATCCCAAACATGATTATAGAGGTAATCCCCGTAGATTTCAGTTTGCCTAAGAGAAAGAGCTTTACGCTTTACGTTCTCAGTAGATGCGATTTGTTCAATTAGGAGGTTTCTACCCTCTAGTGTATTCAAGTCCATGAATTACCTTTGATATGTTGTGATTTTAGATGGTTTATTTAGTAGTGGATTAACGGTTCTGTAAACAAGGTAACCAAACGCATCACTCATGTGAGTTAGCATAGGATCATCAACTTCTGGCTTATCTGTGCCTTCCTTGTAGCTCACCGATTCTAAATCCTTAATCAAGTTTTTGAGTTTGGAGTCTATGACCACCTTTTGTTTACTTAATGCTCCATTAACAGCGGCATATCTGTCAACTCGAAAGGGGTTTGTAGCTGTTTTCACGTTAAAACCGTAGTCTTTTAATATCTGAATATCTGACCTGGAGGCGTTAGATGTTGCCTTCTTACCAGTAGAGTCGGGAACTATTGTTAGTTTTTGACCGTGTCTTGAAATTAGCTCTCTACACACTTTTTCAGTGTTTGAGCCTGGTGAGGTGTCGAATATCTCATCTATAATATGCAGTACACCATCAATTACTTGACCAACTACGGCTGACATTTTGTGAGGGTTGAAATCCATTCCTACCCATAATGGATAATTTGGGTGTTTTTTAATAGGGGCACAGTTAATATCAGAATTAAAAGAATAATAAATCCTACCACTCGTAACATTGACGAACTCACCGTTTAATTCTTGCTGGATTAATTTCTCGTCATATTGAGTAAGAAGGGTATCCACATAGCCATCTGGAAGGTGATGATTGAATTGAGTTTTAGCTTTTACATAGTGATAGAGTTTAGGGTTGTGATTGTCGCCATCGGGGTGAAAGTAATGGTACAACCAGTTAAACCCTTTGGGTGTTGTTGTAAAGAGAACATCTAACTTCCCACGCTTATCCCTTAACCTACCTGACATAACCTCAAAGGCTTCTTCTTTATTATATGCAACCTCATCACCCCACCATTCACCAACCTCTATACCTCTATGGTTGTCAAAATTATCCAAACCAAGACAAAGAAACTGCTTTTTATAACCCACAGTTAATAGAGATTTTTGCTGATTATACGAGAAGGGAATACCCCAATCCACATAATTCTTAAACAGTGATGCGAGTGTTGCTTTTTGAAGCTGACCGTAGGTGTTTGCTGTAATTAAACCTAATGAGTCCGATGAGTCTCTAAATTTTTTAATAGTCCACGGTGAGCCAGTGTGTGATTTACCACTACCAATTCCACCTAGTAGTAAAACAAATTTATACTGATCTAATAAGTCGAGTGTATCGAACTGATAACTAAGAAGACTCTGGTTTGTCACGATAAAAACCTATGTCCGGCATTACGATCTCACCACTATGCTCTAATTTAGTCTTATCTCCATATGTCTCGTGGAATCTTGTTTTAAGTGCGAAAATTAAAAGTGTCGTGTCGATCGCCTTTACATTAAGCCCTTTAACATCATTTCCTGATATTTTAGCCACCAATCTTTGCTCGAGGAATATCTGAGCCTTATTAAATGCCACACCCTTGGCTTCTTTCCATTCTGGGTGCCGCCCTTCCCAGTCATACATTGTTGTCTTTCCGACATTAACAACAGCACCGAATGACTCATAGGACAAACCCTTACTCATGTGCTCTATAAGTCTCTCTGGGTAAGATTCATCATATTTAGATGCGCTCATTCTTTAATACCGTTCGGTTCCGCGTCATCATCTCTCTCTACCCTTAGTTCAGCATAAGTCTGACCTGTTGCCTCTAGCGTGGCTTTATTTCCGGTGTACTCTTCCCAACGCTTTATAATCACATCACAGTATTTTTCATCTAGTTCCATGCCGTAGCATTTACGGTTGGTTTTCTCACAGGCGATTAATGTGGAACCGGAGCCGAGAAATGAATCAATAACAAGGTTTCCAGACTTGCTAACATTTCCAATATAATAAGAAACCAAATCAACAGGTTTGCTTGTTGGGTGGTTTTCAGACCTTGACGGTTTATCGAAGTCGTAGACGCTTGTTTGTTTCCTATCGGCGTACCAATTATGCGCAGCCCCTTTTTTCCAACCGTAATGTATAATCTCATGTTTTGGGTGGTAGTCATGTCTCGACAAGCAAAGACTAGATTTATTCCAAACCAAACCGCTTTGGTAATGAAGGTCATTGTCCTCACAAGCCTGTATGAACTTTCTCACCTCTTTATCTATCGGACTACATATATAAAAAGCACCACCGGACTTAAGGTTTGCTGTTGAAAGAGCTAATGAGTCTGTAAGTAACTCCTGTAAATCACCGTCCTGCAAGTCATCGTTTTTAACAACAAGACCATCTGTTCTTCTGTTTCTTGCCTTGGCTTGCTCCGGTGTTTCAAACCCTAAACTTATCCCATAGGGCGGGTCAGTAAAAACCATATCAGCCTTTTCCCCCGCCATTAACTTATCCACATCATCAATCATTGTGCTATCACCGCACATAGCTCTATGATTCCCCAGGAGCCAAACATCACCCCGCCTAGTAATCGGGTGTTCAACTTCGGGGACAGCGTCCTCATCTGACTGAGGGTCTAACCTATCAAGCGGTTCAACCTCGAAGTCTTTTAAGCCGAGCATTTCAATATCAAGCTCAGGACCTAGATCGATAATATCAGTGTTAATTTGCCCCAGGTCTAATATTGACCATTCAGCTATGGCGTTATGACTAACAACAAAGGAATAGAATTGCTCCTCTGATTCAAACTCCTGGTAAATAACAGGAACCTCTACCATGCCTAACTTCTTAGCGCATTCCCACCTACCGTGACCACACGCGATACGATTAGTTCCCCTTTGAACAATTAAAGGATCTCGAAATCCCTGATACTCAATCAATTTACACAGCCTATCGATTTGCTCAGGCGAGTGTGAGTTCATATTCTTTTCGTAGGGGATTAATTCGTTGATGTTAACTAACTGGATTTCTTTTGATCTAATCTCGGTGGAACCTGATTCCATATCTACTCCCTAAGAGTTTTTAACGTAGTATTTAGTCTTTAGTTTTTTACCCCTAAAGTCAACAATGTAGATTCTAGTCACTTGAATACAGGTAGCAGGTTTCAAAGGTGACCCCGTTGATGTTCTGAAATTCGGTGATAAGACATTCCTTGTATCCATATCTGACATCTTTTGAAGGTGTAATAACGCATTGAGAAAGTACAATAATGAGTGCCACATACCTAAGCCTCATAAAGCTGTCCATCTACAACGCATCTATTGTTTATAATCGGAACCTGTTGAACGTGATACTCCCTGTCGTCTATTAGGTTTACTATAGAGAAACACTTTTGCCAGTTCTCGTGACCTTTAGCATACGAGAAAACCCTCTTGTGCTCTTGAGTTTCATCTACGGAACCCAGCCACCCATTGAACCAGGCGTTGTATAGTTCACCACTATGTCCAGTAACAGCAGCGTGTTGCATACGATGAGTACAGCCGTAGATATGTGAAGAGTCGAGTTTTTTAAGTAGTGAAGTTCTAGCACCATTAACACCGTAAGATGGTGGAGAATGTTGAATAAACAAATTACTATCATGTACTCTATAGGCATCGTTATACTCCAAATAATCTATTTCAAATCTTTCTAGCTCCATGAAGTTTTTAAGACTCAATAACCCCCAAACCATAGGGGCATTGTTTAATATAAAGCGATCTAATCTCCATTCGTGGTTCCCAAATATAAATGTAATTTTACAGTTGAAGCGATTTCTTAGGTGTTCGATGAACTCTCTTCCCCAGATCAGTTCATCTTCTAGCTTTTGTTGAATATCGGGGTGTTTAGCACCGTGGCTATTAATGGAGTAAAAATCTAAAAGGTCACCATTAATTATAATTTCATCTACGTTTATATCTTTAGCAACATCGAGAACTAAACCTCTACCCTCTATGGTTATTAGCTTTGAATCATGGAAGGGCGCATGAACATCATTGAGAACCAATATCCTTTTCGAGTTCAATTTTAGCTCCCTTCTAACTAAGTTCGGCTAAACATAATTTCAAAGGTGGGTAGTCATTACTAATGAGATAGATTTCTATTTCCCCTGACACTAACTTTTGAAGATACTTCTTCCTGTTATCAGAAAATTGATTGAATGAGATATACACCTTTTCTTTTTTCTTAATCACAGATTAAAGTTTCAAGGCATTGGAGTATGTTGTCAAATTAAGGGGTCAAAAGACTGACGGTTTTGGTAGATGATATATAATTATCTATAATTCCGCTAATCTTCTATATAGAGATTCGACTTTTAATATAGCCCTATCTCCATGGTCATTAGCCTCTGTTTGCATAACTTCTATTAGGTTCCATAAATAGTTTTTATTAAGTTCTTCATTACTAAAAGAACGAATAGTTGTTATAAGGTCATTCAAAAATTCTTTATCTTTTGTTTCCATAAGTCCTCTAGATTATTAACCCTGATAGATAATCTATTGTTACCTATATTGGCTTTATCCATTTATTAGAGAGTTGGCACTGCTCCCAACCCTTCTCGTTAAAATAATCCTCTAACCTATACTTCTTTATGAAGGTCGTTCTACCTATAGCGTGGATCTGCGTGTGGTGGGTCCTACATAACTCTAAGTGGTTCCATTTAGCATCTATATGCTCAGGATATGCCTTTCTAGTGTAAAGATGGTGAATCTCTGCGGGTGCCGAGCATATTAAACACCTAATTAAGTACACGTTTATAAAACTCAGCCAGCTTCTGAGGGGCAATCCAATGTGAGTCGATAAAGAAATCCTCTGTTAATAGTGCTATATCCATTCCAGCGCGTTTAGCATCT